AATCGTGGGCGTGTTCGCCATTCACCCCATATGAATGATGTTTAGGATTACCGTGAGGAGTTGTGTTAATATCTTTATTCTTCAAGCCTTTTGCATCATAAAATGTTCGAACATCTGTTTTTCCGTTCGTCATATGGTCTATGACTGAATTAGCCTTGTACGACTTAGGCGTTCCCGAATGTCCTGATATAACTTTATCTGCTTTTATTATACCACTGTTATTCTCGTTTGTAAACTTATTTTTTGAGGAAAGTTTTACAAATTCGGCGTTGTCCACAAGTTTATATTGAACAAAACAGCGGCAGTTTATATCCTGTGCTGCGATTCCGCTTTGCCCGGGTGCAACCGTCTTGTGTCCGTCCGTCAGTTCAAACATATCGGTCGCAAGAATCGTCTGTCCCTCCATTTTCTGATGATTCGCACCGCTTCCGGGCATTGTCCGCCAACCCTTTTTGGTTTTATAACGCCTGTTCGGGCGCACGCGTTCATCTTTCATCGTCCGCCATATCTTGACCATTCTAAGCCCCGTATCTGTCTTTTGAAGTTCCTCATCAAAGTTCCTTGCGCTGTCTGACAGACCCATTTCTCTGACCCTGTGCGCTTCCGTACGTACAACTCTGACCGCCTTTTTATAATCGCCGTCCAAAACGCCTGATACGCGCCTTGACATTATATCAACCGTTTCGCCGTTTGTGATACCGATTGTAACAGCTTGTTTTAGGTCATATATTACATTTCGTCTGTTCTTTTCGAGGACATCATTTAATGTAATCTTGTTTATAAGCTTATTGTTTACGCCGCTTATTACCTGTGTCGGCTGAACAAAACTCAACCCCTGCAAGGCATCCGCCGCTGTCTTTGGGGCGGCCTTTAACACCGCGTCGGTCATGCCTTCATACGATAATTTATATATATCCGACACGCACTCCGAAATCTCGGTTTGCATTTCGGGCGAAAGTCCGTCTATGTTCTGTTGTACCTCTTCCAAAAACCGCGCCGCATTTTGCTTTTTTGCCAGTATATCATATGTAAGCTTGCCGTCCTCTGCGTACTGCGCAAATTCATAGCCGATAAACTTTTTTAAATCATTGAGCGTCCGCTTATATGCGGCTCTTATCTGCTTTTCCGCACCCAGCTGTCTGTGTTCGGCTATTCGGCGAACCTGTATTAAAAGTTTATCAAGCGTCATATACTATTCCTCGCTTTTATCTTCGTCATCGTCAATGTCGGTTTCGTCTTGCACATCTTCGGGAACTTCAAAATCTTCTTTGATATTATCCGCAAGAGACGGGATATTTTCCTTTTCTCTCTCTTTAAGCTGCATAAGATAATCTATATCGTCAACAAATGACAACGCTTCCGAATATGCAACCTCTTCGGGAACGCCTGCGGAAATAAGCGCCTGAGCGGTCTGTGCCTCGTTGAGCATCGCAATAGGAAAGTTGCGTTTGAACGACATTACGCATTGCAGAGGGTCAAACGCTATCTTCCGCGCGTTAAAGCAATAGCTAAGCAGCTTGAACATATACACGCCCGCGCTCATCATTTTCGCTTGAAACATACCGCACTTTGTTTCGTGACCCGTGAGTTTGAATTTAAGGCTTTCACCGCTCGCCGTTCCGAATGTTTCATCGGACAGATTCGGGGTCTTGCTAAAACGATATATATTATTTTTGAGCCGTTCTAAATGATGTTCGGTAAAGCCGTCATTTACATTGTTGTTGAGCTTGTATATATCACCCTTGCCTGTCGGGTCGGTAACGGTAATCGCACCTGTTATATTCGACTTTTGTATTTCCTCATCTGTTGTCTGTATATTTTTATAGACGGTCTTTGAGTTTACCTCGCCCTCTATCTGATTACTGCAATCGGACGTACAGCGGTCATATGCGTCAATGAGGGTCAGCACCTTTTCGGCATCGCCCATCATTTCGAGGTTTCGGGGTATGCCCTGCAAAGGACAGTTTCCGAAATAATGCGGTTCTCTGCTTATCTCGGAAAGCGAATCAACCGACGCGCCTTTATAACAAGCACATTCGTCGCTGTCATAAAATTCGGCGTGCCATATTCTGTTTCCGTTTATATCGTCCGTATAATAATACCGAATCGCATATTTGGGTTCGGATATATCGGTTTCGGCAAGAATTATCGTTTCATACGGCGGAACAATCATTACGCGTTCCGCACCGTCTTTGTCGTGATAAAAAAGCCGACCTGCATAGCCGCATATCGCCGCAAAACGAGTCGTTTCCATATCTTTGTCCGCCATATTATTTCTTGTGACAAAATCGCTCAGCGCCTTTGCCGCCTGTTTTAATGATTTTTCGTTTCCGTTTGTATCTTCGAGTGATTCCTCTGTACGACTGTATGTATATCCGATAGGCTTACCGGCAAAGTACCCCGTGCCGAAATCTATTATTTCGCCGAAAAAGTCATTGACAAGCTTGTTATTAATCGGCTCGCCTTTCTCGACCTTGAACCGCGATTTTCTGTTTAGAATCGGTACTTCCGATTGAAGCGTCATATATCGGTTATACAACGCTCTGTTAAACATCGCATTGTTCTTATGCTTAAGTATGATTTTGCTAAGCAATTCCGTACTTATCCCGTTATTATCTATAATCTCGATTGCGTCAGTATAATCAGGATATAATTCGTTTTCGCATCTAAGCCTTGAAATTCTCATTTTCGCCGTCTCCTCTTATTTTTCAAGTAATTCGGTAAATCTTTATCAAATATAATTTTGTTGTTCGGCAGCCGTGTTGCGCCGCAATTTGCACACACCCAAACATCGTTAATCTTTCGCCATATATGTCTGCACATATTATCACCTACCATAAATTTGTTGCCGTCATTGTTGCCGCCGACCGACAGCCCTCTGTTGCGTACCTCAAAGCGTCCAGTAAATGGTTGTCCTTATCAACGGGCTTTTGCAGAGTGTTTCCGTATTTATCCTCTTGCCAATGATACGCTTGTATTTCATTTTTAAACTTTTGGCAGCGAACATCGATTATTATTTCATAGCCTTTAAGCCACTGAATACCAAATAATATACTGTCTGCGCCTTTCTTTGCACCTACAACGGTAATACCGCGATTGTTAAGTTCGAGTATTGCCTGTGCGCCCTGTGGATCACCCGTTATATATTCGGTCGGTGATACTCTTGATTTAATCTGTGTTTCCAGTTCGTCAATCAATATCCCCGATTCCTCAAATTCATCAAACACATATATCTTCTTATGACCCTCGTCAACGTGTACCCTTATAAATGCGTTTGGGTCTGTCACGCCGAAATCAAGTCCGTTATATACGTTATCGAATGTCGGTATCAGCTCGCCCAAGTCCTCTGTGCGCCAGTTCGTAAATATTACCTTGCCGAGTACGCCCCAATTCCCGAGCGTGTACACATTGTAATAATACTCGTCCGCTTCGTTTTCGAGGTTGTATATATCCTCGTCCGTCAGATACTTGTTATCCTTATAAGTGGTTTTGAGTATCAAAAGATTTTCGTCACGGTAACAATTCTTGCCGTCCACCCAGTTCCCGAAGAACTCTTTATATATCCAATGCGTTTGAAGTATCGGGTTAAAGCTGAATATCATTCGCTTTTTTATGTTCCCCGATTCACCGCGCAATCGCTTTGTCAACTGTTTATATGCTTCATATGCCATCTCTGTCGCTTCCTCTATCCATATATCCGTTATTACTCCGTTAATCGGCGTTACAGATTTCAGTTTTTCGGGGTCATCAAGTCCGCCGAAAAGTATCTGTTTATCATTTTGAACACAAGTTATAACCATTTCGCTTTTTGAGATTATAAACTCGTCTTTAAGTCCGAAATCGCCGATTGTTTTTACAATCTGATTATATACACTGCGCTTGACCGTGCCGGCAACATTTCTGACAATCAGATAATTATGCCCTTGCAAAACGTCTTTGACCGTCCTTTGTGCAAGAAAGAATGACTTACCGCTTGAGCTTCCGCCGTAGAATATTTGCGTCCTCGTTTCATCGTTTAGATACGGAATATATGCGTCGTTTACATATACATTCATTCGGCACCAGGTCTTTCACTTGCAGGCAGGATATTAAACACAAAATCGCTGTTGCCGCTGTGCTCAATTTGCTGTTTATATTTGCCCTTTAACTCAAAGTACAGTTTTATCGCTTGAACATCACCTATTACACAGCGATGTACCAATGCTTTCCACACCGAGCCGAGTTCCGCGTCAGTATAGGTATCTATCAGCGAATTTACATACGATATAAATTCCGAATCTTTGAGCCATTTATAAAAAACCGAGCGGCTTACACCGACAGTTTCACAAAGCCGTGTTTTGGTACACGAAATGTCAGGATTAGCAAGCATTTCAGCCGCTTCTCTCTGCTTCTTTGTCAGCCTTGATTTTGTACACTTTTGTCCACTTTCCATAAATGCTTACCACCTCACTTTTATGTTTCCGCGCCCCGCCCCAACGCAAATTATGAAACATTCTTTCCCGTAAATTCAAAATAAAAAGACGCTCGGAATCGAACGCCTTTTACTGCCCGCAAGGGGCTTTGTATTATTTTTCATACTTACCAC